CATCAGACTCAGCTTTAATAGCAGGCAATTCCGCCCGCACCTTAGCGGCATTTGAACGATTAAACTCAGCAACAGCCTCTTGAGTTTTTACTTCAGCATCTTTAAGCGCCATTTCTTTATCAGCAAGCCCTAAATCTTTTTTAAGCCGCCGAATCTCAATAGCATTAGACGCTAAGTCTCTAAGACCGCGAGTTATGTCACCACCGGCAAAATGAGCGGCATGACCAGAACCTTTAGCACCGCTACCAGCGGAAGACGACGCGGCACCAGAAGACGCGGAAGCACCCGACGGAGTAGACGCGCCATCATTACCGGCAAGAATCGGGTTAATACCTGCCTTGCGCATATCATCCATGCGACGTTGAACAGCCGTAGAACTCATTCGTTCTTGAAAATCACGGTCAAGTAAAGCCTGATTAGCGGCAAAGCCGCGAGCTTTTTCTTGCTCAAGCAGATTATAATTCTGCACTTCAAGACGTTCACCATGTTGCCAATCACGATTTTTTGCAGCTTCAGCAACCTCTAAATCTCGAGCGCGTTGCGCTTCATCACGTGATAAATCACGATTCATGCCTTGCTCTTTAGCATCTACCGCAGACGACACCAAATTCGTAACAAGATTTAGAGGATTAAGACTAGCAAAATCAAATCCCATACATCCCCCTTATAAATGGTCTATGAGTCCGGGTACACTGTATGCAGGCAATATCCGCGTGTGACGACAATCATGGTACATATCAATAAGGAAATGCGGCTCCGCAGGTACAGCAATACACCTATCGACCGGCGGATTTTCCTCAATGAAATCCTGCCCAAGCGTAGGAAGCGCAGTAAACTCTTGCGCTAAATGCCACACTTCAAGCGAACTAGCGGCAGTAGAACGGAATAAGCCTGTAATCTTAGACGGTTTATAACGGTATTCCGCATAACGCTCTTGATAACCGAATATCTTGTCATTATCAGGCGTTCCTGTCGAGCCTGTATCGGTTGCAGGGTCTTGACAATACAACTCTTTTGTATATACAGCCTGTTCACCGAGATTTGCAAATACAGGTAAATAGAAATCATATCTGGTCAATTTTGACCAGAAACGCTCTAACCCCTGCTGATAGTTCATATCGGCACGAGCAGACATTATACCGATTATCCAACCATGTTCCGTGAAAGACTTCACAAAACCTTGCTGTCCGGAAGCGGTTCCCATACCTGCAAGGTTTCCTTGAGGCGTACCCGTTGCACCGGTTGCATTATTTTGCGGAATGGGAGTAACATTCAAACGACTAGTTCCGCCACCGAGATAAACCGGACGTTGTAACACAGCATACGAAGGGTCAGTAACACCATACTGCGACATAAGAATTTCTGGATACCGAGTTCCGCCACGCGCATCACGCTCAAGAAGGCGTTGCGTTTGAAATGCTTCTCTTAATGCATTAATTGTTGCGGCAGTTGCGGCACTTAAATCAGCACGAATGTACGGATACCCGACATGATCAGGGTTCTGTTCAACATTAAACTGATTATTATCAGTAGCGTCAGAGATTTTAGCACTCTGCGCATACGTAGGCGTAGACAGCGTACTATCACGCACAACAGTGCCGGCATCGGGAAACGTAGAATTCAGCTTGCCAATACCAATTACCGGAGCCTCATCACCAAGAGGCAAAAGTACATCATCACCCTTTTGCGGCCAAGGCAAACATGACGTGAAATAGTCATGGCGCTTTGCACGCCGAAGTAAAACATAATCAGCCACGTCACTATCAGCGTCGTCAGTATCAACGACGACAGAATCAATCAAATCCTGAGGACGGTACCAATTATTATATATAAGATTATAAGCACGTATCGGTAACGCACTATGCTTATATGATGCTACACCGGTAGGCAATCCCATGTAATCATACAGACTGCCAACAGCATAACCGGTTGACGCAGGAGCGGTCATTTCAGGCACACTAAAGTCAATACTGTCATCAGGGTCAACCCTTTCGCCTTGCATTTTTACCCAATTATCCCAAATCAAACGGTTCGGGACAAAGAAATAATGGACGTCTAAATACATATTGTCCATTATAGGCTTTATCGGCGTAGCAAGACGAGCAAAATGCGTTGTCCGGAGCGCAATGCTATCACCGGGCAATACTTCATCAACGTAAAACGGTATTAGCCAACCGGCATCAAACGTTGTATGATACGCACTATCACGCTTAAACGCTGTGCGGGTAGTTTTTACCGACGGCACGACAGCAAAATTATGTTGTTGGGGAGACCTTAGACTGTTCATTCAATTCCTCCTCTATTTTATTAACTAACGCCCGCGTCTCAATCCATCGAGACACATCGTTCCCATCATCATGGTAAACGATAATTATATCCAACATATGTTGCAACTCAAACGGATTAAACATGTTTGCGCACCAACTGGGCGCAATCTACTATATGACGCGGACATTCTACTTGTACAATTTCGCCTGTGGCGAGATTATATTCGCCAAGACAATCGAGACGATAATCATTAGGATGCATTGCAAGCGGATGATTAGCCTGATTAACGGCATCCTCTATGGCACGCAAAGCTTCACCATCAGTGAGACACAACATCAGGGGACCATATACACCGGTTTTCACATCATAGACAGAGTACACTTTTTTAAGCATTTTCATAACTCCTTTTAAGCAAAGCGTTTTTCGCTTTTGCAATTTTTTCACGTACCGCTAGCCGAGCTGGCGTCGTGTCATGGCGACGTGCAAACGATTCCTTAAGGCGTTTGCGTTTTATCTCTTTGAGGGCATCATCGCCCTCAATTTGTTTTTTAACTTTATCATAATAACGCGGAGGTCGAGAGACCAAATCTTTAAGTACCACTGTGTCATCTCTGTAAGTATCTTTAGAGTTCTGCTCATACCATCTCCTACCGATAGCAGGACGTCGAGACATGCGGACAAATTCACGTCTGCGAATGACGCCGGATGACTTGTCAACATAATCAATCTCCTTGTTCTGTTTCTTTAAACAGTACCGAGTTACATAAGCGGCAGTCTCCATAGTGAGAGGATCACGACGAACATGACCTAACCCCCAAGCACGCTCGACAACATCAATATCGACGCGAGCAAAGGGATGACTATATAGTTCAACATCAGCAAAATCAGCGCCGAAAATAAGCACATGATAGTGAGGCCGAGAAGTGTTTTCACCGTATTCACCTGCCATATAATAAGAGATTTTTTGAGGCGACAAGGTTTTCCGAAGTCTTTTCAGAAAGAGAACAACATCACGAGGCTGAAGGCTACCATCTTCAGGAAGATGAACATCATCATAGGTAAGTGTAAGCATGCAATTATCATCATGCAATTCTGCTTCATGCATACACCGAATAGACCACTGACGCGAATAATCCAGACGACAGCCAAGACACGTACCACAAGGGAGCTGTGTCTCAAGATAAATCCGACCAGATTGGCGAGCAAAAACAATTTGCCCTTTTTCTTCGCCATCAGTAGCTAAATACGCCTGTAACGGATGATAACAGGGCGACATTAAAGCCTCACTCCCCCGCGCATAACTGGCGGATGAACATTTATCTTAGATGCACCGGCAGATTTTCTAAAAATCTTACGACTTTTCTTTCTAGAAAGCTTCTTGCGCATGTAACCCATAATTTTCACCCCCTCTTTTAGACACCAAAAGTATAACAGATTTATACTATGGTGTCAATGGGACACTTATAATCAAGATAGTATAGTGTCCCTTTTGCCCCTTTCAGGGGCATTATAGGGGGGCTCGGCGCCCCCCCATACTCTGCCCCCCCCCTGCGCACAATGCGCAGGAAGGCCCTTTAAAGGCGTTTTTGGAGCTCTTCTTGGTTTTTTTGATAGTATGCCTCAACTATAGACTTTATACCCGCTTTTATTACAGGATAGATAGATATAATTTTAAGGATGGTTTTTATTATTTGTTTATAGTTCATTATTTTTTTTCACCATCCTCTTTTTTAATTACAGTAGTATCGACTTTTTTTTCAGCGGGCTTTTTGTCTGGCATACGTTGTAATATACCAAGCCTTAACGCCTCCTCAGCCTTAACAGGATCAAACTTAATTTCGTCCATATACTGAACGTAAAGATCAATGCGGTTATTAAACCGCCGACGAATAATAGACGGTAAAGCGTCAAACATTTCACCCGCTTGAGCTAAGCGAGTTTGACACTCTTGGAAATCACCAACAGATGTAAGATCAATAACTACACCGTCTTCATTAACTAACGTACCACCGGACAAACTCAATTTTGGCATTTGTCCGTTACGTTTGAACTTAGATATAATTTTATTTATATCATGTTCATAACCAACCTTTTGCTTAGTTTTTCCTTCGCCGCAAGCGACAGTTTTTAACTGAGGTAACATAGACATTTTATTGACTCCTTTCCGAGGGCTGTATTACACGCCCTCTATATTGTGGCTGTATTTGTGGACCACGTCCACGACCGAGACGAGAACCAATGAATGCACCGGTACCACTAGCGGCAATACCGCCGAACTTATCGGCAAAATAGCCTAACGTAGCATTATCAGCACGAACATCAGACTCAGCTTTAATAGCAGGCAATTCCGCCCGCACCTTAGCGGCATTTGAACGATTAAACTCAGCAACAGCCTCTTGAGTTTTTACTTCAGCATCTTTAAGCGCCATTTCTTTATC